GCGGGCGGCGTTGCCGATACCGTAGCCGCCGACGATTCGAACAGCACGGTTCGGCTCGCGGTGAAGGTCTACTGCAAGGCGAACTTCGGCATGGACAACCCCGATGCCGACCGCCTTACTCAGAGCTTCGACGATCTGCTAACCATGATGCGCGGCAGCTCGGAGTTCGGGGGCGTGAAATGAGCATGTGGGCTGGCACGTGCCAGCTCATCGCTAAGACCGTCAAGAAGGACGAATACGGCGTGCAGCAGACGGAGGAAACAAAGCGCAAGGTGTTCTGCAACGTCTTCTCTATGGGCGACGCGGCCTATTACGCCGCCGCTGCCGCTGGCGTACACCCCGAAGCCGTATTGCAGATTCGCAAGAGCGCATACGAAGGTGAGCGGCTAGTCGAGTTCGACGGCGCGCGGCTCACGGTCGCGCGCGTTGACAGGTCAAGCCCCGACTTCGTGCGCCTGACGCTCGCTGAGGTGGTGGGCGACCGTGGCTGAGCAGAGCATCGAGCGGTTCATAAGCAGCTGCATGAAAGAGTGCGTGGAAGACAACGTTTCCGCGCTCGCTGAGAACGCGGGCGAAGCCGGAAGGCGCGCCGTAAAGCTGTTGAAGCAAGAAAGCAAGGTGCGCACCGGTGCTTACAAGAAGGGTTGGAAGGCCGACGTTAAGACCGATGAGACGGGCACCGAATGCACCGTGCACAACCGGCGATACCAGCTAACGCACCTGTTGGAGAACGGCCACCAGATCACGAACCAGACTGGCGAGGATTACGGCACCGTTCCCGGAGACGGCGTTATCAGGGAGGTTGCAGACCAGGTGGCGCGCGAGTTCGCGGAGATGGGGGGCGACGGTCGATGATTGAGCTAAAGGCGCTCTGCGGGGTGCTCGATTCGCTGGGCATCCCGTGGGCTAACCAGAAGTTCGCCGATGGCGAGGAACCCGCGCCGCCCTTCATCTGCCTTGTCGCCGGATACAACGAAGCGGCCTACGCGGACAACAACACCTACCTATCGTGGATGCCCTACGATATCGCGCTCTACACGCGGCACCGGGACTACGCGACCGAGAAGCGCATACGCGCCGCGCTCGAAGCCGCCGAGTGCCCTTACGCGCTTGGCATCACAGAGATTGATTCAGAAGAGCTTACCGAAGCGGCGTTCACCGTTAACGTCGCCGAGAGTTAGGAGAGAACAAATGGCACGAAACGGATTCTTCGGCGTGAAGAACTCGCATTTCGCGATCTGCACCGACGAAGACGCGCTTACCTACGAAGACCCCGTGTACGTCGCGGGCACCGTCGCTATCAGCATGGAGCCGACAGTCGAGACGGCTTCTAGCTACGCCGACAACGAGGTTTGGCTTGACAAGCAGCAGGACAACGGCGGAAGCGGCACCATGAGCTTTTACGACACCGAGGGGACGGCTGAGCTTCGCCAGCTCATCGCAGACCTCGTGGGCTACGAGATCGCGCAGGACGGGCGAACCATCCTGAGCGCAGACCGAACGCCTAAAAAGTTCGCCTTCATGTGCGAGCAGCCGGGGCACGTGCTCGGTCGCCGCCGCTGCCTTCTCATGTGTCAGCTCTCGAAGCCGACGCAGGAGCTTAACACCATTCAGGATACGCCGGAGATTACGCAGCTCAATTACCCGTTCACGTGGCGACCCGTCACCATCCCGAGCACCGACATTCGCACGAGCGGCTATGACAGCTTCACCAGCCTTGCCGATTACGACGATTTCTTCGATGCCGTGAACATCGAGCTTGCGCACAAGACCCCGGCCGAGTAGGAGGTTGCGAATGGTTATCAAGGTTGGCGAAAATGAGTTCGAAGCGACCTTCAACGCATTCACTCCGATTGCCTTTTCCCGCTGCTTCAATGTCGTGAAGCCCAACGGCACCATGCGACCGAAGGACATTAACGAGGATACCGGCGCGATCTTGGAGAACTTGGACAAGTTCGGATTCCCACCGCTCGTGCCGCTTCTCGAAATCTTCTACGCGTGCATCAAGACGGCAAACCCTCAGTTCGATGAGAAGTTCGATGAGTGGGTTTCGTCCTTCCCCGCCGATGGCTACGACTTGGAGCGCAAGGACGGTTGGGCTACCGACGTGATGCGTATTGTGATGGACAACTTTTTTCCAAGCGCCGCGCAAGATGCAGTGGAAGCCGAGGAAGCCGAAAAGGCCAGCGCCGCCGCTTCCAAGTAACCTGCAAGACGCGTGCGACGCGCGATACATCTACAACTGCCAGCAATGCGGCCTGACGCTTTCAGATCTTCAGATGATGAGCTACCGGCAGGTGCAAGACCTGTTGGAGATCAACGCGTTCTACGCCGACGCTGCGGCGCACTACGACGAAGACGAGAAGGCGCGCAAGGCCGAAGCCGCGTTCTGGTCATGACGTGAAGTGAGTTCTTGACGGCAGCGCACCCGCGAGGGCGCGTTGCTTCAAGCACTCATGGGACTTTGACAACCGAAGAGGGGTGATTACGTGGCTGTTTCCTACAAGGGTCTTGTTATCAAGTTCGGCGGCGACACGACGGGTCTTCAAGATGCGCTGAAATCCGTTCAGAAGCAAGCGCGCAACGCCCAAAGCAACCTTCGGGACGTGAACAGAGAGCTGAAATTCGACCCAAGCAACGCCGATCTTCTTGAGCTTAAGATGAATGCCCTCAACAAGTCTGTTGAGGAAACAAAGAAGCAGCTTGACATGTATAAGCAGGCTCTTCAGCAACTTGAAAGCAAGAAGCAGAGCGGCGCTAAGCTCACGGCTCAGGAAGAAGCGCAGTACGACAGCCTTAAGCTCGCGATAGTGAGGTGCGAGCGCCAGCTTGACAGCTACGGCACCGAGCTTGCGGACACCGCGCGTCAGGCCGAAGGCTCCAAGACTGCCATTGGCAAGCTGGGTCAGGCTATCGAGGACAACGCCGACAGCATATCTAGCGCCGGTTCCAAGGTTTCGAGCGCGGGCACCGCCATATCCGGCGGGGTTGTCGGCGCGGCAACGGCGCTGACCGGGCTTGCGGCGAGCCAAGAGGAAGCCATACAGCAGAGCGGCCAGCTCGAAACCGCGTGGGTGAGCGCTGGCGGAACAGCCGAGCAGGCTTCGTCAACCTACGCCATGTTCTACCGCATCCTTGGGCAGAGCGATACGGCAACCGAGGCTTCGCAGAACCTCGCACGACTGACCACCAACGAGCAGGAATTGCAGCAGTGGACTAACATTGCGGCTGGTGCATATGCAACTTTCGGCGACGCTCTGCCGCTTGAAAACCTCGCGGAAGCCGCGCAGGAGACGGCGCACACCGGAACGGTCACGGGAGGTCTTGCCGACGCGCTCAACTGGTCTACGGCATCCGCCGAGCAATGGAGCGCCGCGCTTTCCGGGCACTCTTCGGCGCAAGCCGCCTTCAATCAGGCGGTCTCCGAGGGTCAGACCAAAGAAGACGCTTTTAACGCTGCTCTTGCCGCGTGCGGAAGCGAGCAGGAGCGGTCGCAGCTCATCACCGAGACGCTTACCGGGCTTTACGCGGACGCGGGACGGCAGTACCAAGAGACGAACAAAGACCTTCTCGCTTCGCGCGACGCGCAGAACGAGATGAACCAGAGCATGCAGGAACTCGGCGAAGCGGCAATGCCAGTCAAGACCGCCGTAACCGAGATCGGGACGAGCCTTCTTAACACGCTCGCGCCCGCGCTCGAAGCCGTAACGGGCTGGTACAAGAACCTAACGCCAGAGCAGCAGACGCTTGTTAACAACCTCGCGCTCGGCGCGGTCGCCTTCGGCGGCGTGACAACCGCCATTGGTAAGACGATGGAAGCCGCAGAGGGCGTGGGAAGCGCCTTCAAGACCGCTGGCGAGCTTTGGGGCGGTGCTAAGAAGCTCATGGGAGACACGGGCTTTCTAAGCAAGATCGGAACCGGCTTCTCTAACATCGTCACAAAGGCGGGCGGTCTGGGAAGCATGCTCACCGGAACGCTCTCTAGCGGATGGACGGGCTTCACCGGCCTTATCTCCGCGCACCCTATCGGCCTTGGCGTTGCCGCCGTGTCAGCCGCCGTCGCTGGCCTTACGTGGTTCTTCACGCAGACCGAGACGGGCAAGCAGATGTGGTCTGACTTCACCGGCTGGATTTCGGAGAAGTGGCAAGCCGTGCAGGATTTCTTTGCTGGCGTGCCTGAGTTCTGGGGCGGAATCTGGGAGCAGGTCAGCACTGGCGTTTCTGATTTCTGCACCGGCGTTGGCGAGAAGTGGGAGCAGTTGAAGCAAGGTGCTTCCGACACTTGGGAGAACATCAAAACCGGCGCTTCGAACGCTTGGAACGATCTTAAAACCAACGTCGGGAACCTCGCACAAGGCGCGGTCGATACCGTGTCTAACTGGTGGAACAACCTAACCGGCAACACCGATTCGGCCTTCGGGCAAATCGCTTCCACGGTGCAGAACGACATGAACACCGCGAAGACGGTTGGCAGCTCTGCGGCTGGCGCTCTGCAAGCCGCGATGAACGGCGACTGGGAGACGGCGAAGAGCCAAGCGGCAAACGCCTTCAACGCGATTAAAGACAACATCGGCTCGAAGCTTGACGCTGCCGAGAGCACGGCGGTTAGCATCGCAGACCGAATCGGCGACAAGCTGGGATTCCCCGGCCTTGGCTCGAAGGTGCAGGGCGTGTTCAACAGCATTCGGGGCTTCATAGAGAACCCTATCGAAAGCGCATGGAACGCGATTTCGAGCATTCCGCAGAAGATCATGAACGCCTTCGGCGGAATCAAGATAAGCATTCCGAAGCCAAAGCTTCCGCACTTCAACGTGAGCTGGAACGAGTTCGGCCCGATTTCACTACCGAGCGTGAGCATCAGTTGGTACGCGCGCGGCGGCTACTTCGATGAGCCTTCAATCGTCGGCGTTGGCGAAGCGGGCGGCGAGTTCATCGCGCCTGAGAAGCAGTTGCAAGGCTTCATCGAGACTTCGGTAAACCGCGCCTTCTCGCGGTTCGCCGACACGCCGAGCCAGCCCGTTAACGTCGCCGTGACGGTTTACGCCACGGTCGCTGACGGCGTGGACGCATACGAGACAGGCCAGCAGATCGGCGCTGGCATCGCAAGCAAGCTGAAGCAAAGGGGGGTGCCAGTTGCAACTTAGACGGACTAGGAACCAGCACGACCGAATCATCTTCAACGGCACCGACCTATCGAAGCTGGTTTACTGCAAGGTGCGCCGCCCCATCATGGCGACCGTCAACGCGACGTTCGAGAGCGTGCCGGGGCGGCATGGCGAGGTCTTCAAGAGCGCCTACCGTGGCGGCTACGACCTTCCCGTTGAGATTTGGCTTAGGACGGAAGACCGCCGCGAGGTCGCGGAGATGCGGCATAAGCTCGCGGCGGCTCTCTGGACGGACGAACCAGCTCCGCTCTACCTTCCTGATGACCCGACGCGCTACCTGCTCGCAATCGTGAGCGGCAGCACCGACCTTGACGAGATCACCGACGATTGCCCGACTACAACCGTGACTTTCCATATCGGCGACCCCGACTATTACGGACAGAAGCGCCGCATGGAGGTTTCGGCTGGCAACATCTACGTAAACGCTGGCGGCAACCGACACGCTTACCTGAAGGTCACGGCGAAGCCCTCCGCTGGCAGCACGTGGCGGATTACGAACGTCGATACCGGCGAGTTTGTGGCTATCAATACCGCGCTCACGTCTTCGAGCACCATACGGCTTGACATGGCGACCGAGCACGCGACGGTAAACAACCAGACCGCGCCGGTAACGATTGATTCGGATTACTTCGAGATCAACGGACGATGCCACCTGAACATCACTAACGGCACCGCGATTCTTGAGTGGGTGGAACGATGGCTTTAGTTAGACGTATCGGCTTCACCCGCTTCAACCGCTGGGGCGACAATCTGGGGCGGCTCACGGTGAGCGCAGCGACGCACACCGACGCGCTGGACGGAACCGACGAACTGAACATCACGTGCGCCGAAGACCTTGTGAAGGGCGACCGCGTAGTCTGGATTGACCTTCAGGGAGTTTGCCACGAACACATCGTTGACACCATCGACCGCGTACACGACGATGACGGCGCGCCAGAGACGCAAGCCGTCTGCATCAACTCGGTAAACGAGACGTGGGATGACTGGTTGGACGATAAGCGGCCTTCTGGCAGCGTGTCGGTAGCCCTCACATCCATTCTCGCAGACACGCGCTGGGAGGTCGGCACGTGCGATCAGGGCGGCACAGCTTCGCGCACCTTCTACCATGAGAGCGTGCGCGAGGGATTGGCCGGAATCATCGAGACGTGGGGCGGCGAGCTTGAAACGCTCATCGTCCACAACGGTACGGGCATTGTGAGCCGCCGCGTGGGCGTGCGCGCGAAGCGCGGGAACCAGAGCAGCGCAAAGCGTTTTACATGGACTAAAGACCTCGTTTCCGTCAAGCGCTCTGTTGCGAGCGACAACCCGAAAACTCGCGTCTACGGTTACGGCAAGGGCGTTGAGACTGAGGGTGGCGGCTACGGTCGCCGTCTCACCTTCGGCGATATCAACGGCGGCAAAGACTACGTGGAGGATGCCGAAGCTACTACCGTTTGGGGGCACCCTGACGGAGAGGGCGGCATTCTTCCCGCCGTCGCGTCATACGTCAACGAGCAGTGCGAGGACGCGGCGCAGCTCTTGCAGGAAACGAAAGACTACCTAGAGCAGGTGAAGGAGCCGAAAGTAACCTACACCGCTTCGGTTATCGACCTTTACGCGTTCGGGCGCTCATGGGAGGGCGTGGGCGTGGGCGATGACGTGGCGATCATCGACAAGGGCTTTTCTGCCGAGGGCGTGCGCCTGCATGGCCGCGTGTCTCAGATTGAGCGCGACTTGCTCACCGGCGACGCTACCGTTACGTTCGGCACTCTTACTGACAGCATGGCCGACATGTGGCAGAGCGTAAGCAACGCGTTAAAGAGCAACAGCCAACAGAACGCAATCTATGACGCTGCGGCGGGCACGTCGGTTTCGTGGCTTCAGCAGCTTCAGGCCGCGATAAACGCTCAGTTCAACGCCGTTGGAACCTACAAGGTCGAGACATTCGAACTTGGCACGATGTGGAGCAATGTACCCATCGACGCTGAAACGGGCTTGCCGGTCAAAGCGACTTCGGGCATGTGGGCTGTCAACATTAACGGTATGGGCATGCGACTTGCCGCGAACCTCACTTCTGACGGTCAATGGGACTGGCGAACCTTCCTGACAGGCGCTATGGTGAGCGCCGACGCGATCAACACGGGCACCATGAGAGCCGAGCGCGTGCGCGCCGGTCTTCTGACCGACGAGAAGGGAAACAACTTCTGGGACTTGACCAACGGCGAGTTCTCGCTTTCCGCAAGCACCGAGGTTGGCGGCAAGACCGTTCAGAAAATCGCCGACGATGCGGCAAGCTCAGCCGTCGATGCTCAAACGCAACGCGACATATTCAACAAGCTGACCAACAACGGGCAGACGCAGGGAATCTATCTCAGCGGCGGTAAAGTCTACATCAATGCTACCTACATTGAAACGGGCATCATCAGCGACAGATACGGTCGCAGCACGTGGAACCTCAACACCGGTTCGCTTACGACAAACTACATGACGGCAAACAATATCGACGCTAACGGTACGTTCGAATGCGGTTCTGCTTCAAACCTCATTCGTCTTGCCAGTGGCGAGATTAAAGGCTACGAAGACGGAACGCAGATCGGGACTATCGACTTCTCAGCGCACATGCGAAACGTTAGCACCGGGCAGCTAACGACCGGTCTTCAGTTGACGGGAAACCAGCATATCCGAATCACCACGCCGCTTATTTCCGCCGCTGCATCTAGCAGCGAGAGCACCACGACAACGCATGCGATCACGAAAGATTGCACGTTGCATTACATCAGCAAGATTCAGGATGACGGCGACGGCACGATTACATGGTGGAACGCAACGCGAAGCATCGACTTTGTAGACGGCTTCTGCACGGTATGCAACTTCGACTAGGAGGAACGATGAGCAAGACCCTTTATCACATGCTGCACGACCCGATAGGCAACTGCGAAGCGATGGTGACCGAATACGACGAAGAGCTTATCAACCGCGCCGCGAACAACGGAATGATTTTCATTGCGGTTGACGAAGACGGAAACCGAACCGTCGTGCAGCCGGAAGACGTGAAGGAGCCAATCAACGACGATCAGCCCTTCACGCTCGTTCAGCCCTTGTACGTCGATGACCGCATGAGGGCGGTTGTCGATGTGTTCGACGCTTTGGCCGCGAGCGTGCCAGCCGTCGCCGCGAGCGCGGACGTGCAGCCCGTGTCTAGCAAGGCGCGATCTGCTATGAGCTTCGCCGAAGCGCTCGAAGCCCTCCGCGCGCTTGCATACGGCACCGTCGAGGAAGGCGGCGAGTGATGAGCAACACACGGACGCTTGAACTCGATATCTCGAAGGAGGGCGCGGGAACCTGCATCAAGGTTGGTCAGGGCGACGATGGCGGAACCACCATCAAGGCGCTTATCTACGACAACGGCGCTGAGTTCTCGCTTTCAGGCGCTACCGCATGGCTTGTCGTGCTTCTGCCGAACAAGCGCAACTACTATCGCGGCCAGTGCTCGGTGAGCGGCAACGCCGCCACGATCACGGTTGACGAATCCAAGCTTTGCAGCGTCCCCGGCTACACCGACGAAGCCTATTTCACGATCACGAAGAGCGGCAATACCTATTCGACGGAGCGCTTCGCAATCGAAATCCTGCGCAGCGCTCTTGATGGGCAGCAGCCCTCGCAGAACTGGGACGATGCCGTGCAAGACCTCATCAACCGTGGCAATCAGGCCGTAAGCTCAGCCAACAGTGCGGCCAGCGCGGCGAACAGCGCCGCGAGCAAGGCGAACTCGGCTGCTACGAGCGCGACCAACGCCGCGAAGGCTGCAAACGATGCCGCAGCTTCGGCGACAAGCGCAGCTTCGGCGGCGAACACCGCCAAGCAGAACGCCGACG